GCTAAAGTATCTGCTGCACTAAAGAACAAACCACAGTTTGTATCGCCTGTATTTGTAATAGATGGCGAACTAGCAGACCCATCAGGAAACGACACAGGGTTAGTAAATGCTGCACCACTTGTATCAAGTTTAGTTGCAATAGCCGTAGCTATATTGTCAAACTCTGTATTAATCTCTGTTCCTCTAACAATCTTATTAGAGTCACCAGAACTTAGGCTATCTTTTGCAGCAAAATTAACTGTCTTTGAATAATCACTCATAATATGCGTCCCAATAATACTAGGATATCAATTCTCTGTATTGAAAATGAAGCCCCTGATATGTTTGACTCAAGCCCAACTGTTACCACTTCACCACCTCCAGATGCATTTATCTTAGGTGTGTTGACCAATAAACTAGCAGTATACTCTGCTGTACCACCATATTCACTGACTCCATACTCCGCAGCAGCCGATGAACCAATCGTAAAATTTTGCGTTTGATAAGCCTCGGTGTAATCATAACCCCACTTAAAAACTACTGCCGTAGATGCACCACCAATTATTGTAAGGTTAAAGTTCTTTAAAAACTTTAAATTAGCTGGCTGACCAAAAGCAAGCGGATTACTAAAGTATTGTAAAGTAAACGCTGCATTATTATCTTTAAACGTAGAATACTTGGCAATACCACCTAATCGACCAAATAATAAATCACCATTACGTTTTCTTGCATAACATAATGGATTGATACTAGACCAAGTAGTTACCCGAAAAGCACCATTCTGAAGTATCTTGCTTGTATCAAATACATATACTTTCTCTGTAGAAGGAAAGGTTAACAAGTAAAATGAGTTTTCAGGACTGTAAACCCCTTTAATATTTCTAGTCTCACTTGCTATGTCACCTAGTAAATCATCCCTTACATTTTGACTCAGATCACCAATCTCTACAGACTCTTCCTGTATTGTCCTACCCAATGATCTAACACCTGAATCTGACAAAAACAACAGATCACTACCAATTGACACTACTGAGTCCCTAGCAATACAACCAATGCCAATAATAGTATCCTCAAGCGTCATGGTTGCAGGATTAGTAGGGCCAGCGTAAATAAGTATCGTATTAGTACAAAATATAACTAAACGTCCATTATGAGCCGCTAAAGCTACTACATCATCTGCACCTCCAGGCAATACAGTTGTTAGGTCCAATGTTCCTGAACTACCACCTGTCCACTGATAACCTGTCTGCAAATGACTAAAAAATATTGTATGTTTGTTACCTACAACATCTGCTGCCCATAATCGACCAAAAGCACTGATAACCTCATTAGCCTGTGGTGCTGTCCCTGATGATGAACCAAAAGAACTAAATTTCGCCAAAGCATTGGAGCCACCAGCATCTGTAAATACTAAAGACTCATGTGCGCTCTGAAATAAAAAGGCATGGTTATTTAAGTTAGCAAACTTCCAATTATTTGCACTACAGGTATAACCTGCAGGGGTAATCTCTGTAATTGTTGTTGTACCAGAAAATATCTTGTTATTTCCTGCGGATAAAATAGTTATGTCACCACTTTGATCTATGTATTCAAAGATACTCTCAGTGCCAACAGATGCACCAAGATTTGTAGCATCAGACGTTAACAACTCATAACCATTCCTAGCACCAATACGACCAAAGGAATCAATAACGCAGTTATCTGCAACCTTTGCAAAGGATGGATCTAAGTCAATAGGCGAGTCCTGAGTGTTAATCCCAGAAAAACCTGGAGCAGAGATCGTTACATTCTGTAGCTTCTGTGCCATTAAATAGCCCTAAACACCAACTCTTCTGGATTCTTAGCCTGATCAAATGCCGCAGCATCCGATAAAGTAACATCTGCAAGCCTAAATAGTTCAGCAGCACTAGTTCCACCTGTCTCACCCCTTTCTCTAGCGGCAAGAGCATGGGCGTACTCAATAACAGGGGCTGTAGGCACTGAGATGGTATCTGTATTACCTGATAAGTCAGCAGGTCTAATAGCTACTGTAAATATTAATGAGTAAACGCCATCAGGTGTAGGATGCACATCTATCTGTGTAGCAGAACTAGCAAACCCATTATAAGTATAAAACGATGGTGACCCCTTAGATGAGGTAGACAAATTCTTAAAGTTTTTAAACTCATAAGGTGTTTTATAAGCTAATCGTTTATTAGATGTATCATTGATAGCATCTAGTATGGTTGATCGATCAGTTGCACCTGTAATGGTGTAAGTAAAGTCATCATCTGCCGTGTTAAAGGTTACATCACTCCGCAAAGCAGTCCAATTGACCGCATTTTCAATATAACGCTTTGATTGATTAACTAACTCACCAATCAACGCAGAGTATGTATTCTGAGATACAGAGGTTACCTCTGACTCTCTCAATCGCCTCATAACGGCATTAACTAGCTGTAAATATGTCATCGTCTCAATCCTGTAAATAAACCTCTTGGCGTATACACAAATGGTAACATCTGTGTTGGTACAACATCTTGTATTGTTGATTTTGACATATAATCACCAAACAATGATTCTGTTTGTGAGGGTTGTCCAAATAAACCTTGCTGCTGACCTTGCTGCTGTCCCTGACCTTCTCCTTCACCATCGCCTTCACCAGAACCATCGCCTGATCCCGTGCCAGATCCTGTCCCCGTGCCTGTGCCACTACCCGTTCCTGTGCCTGTATCCGTGCCTTCTCTTAACCCCTGACCTTGTTCGCCACCTGCATCCTCTGTTCCTGAAGCCCCTTGACCATTTGTTTGACCACCATTAAGAGAAGAATCATCACCTGTTAATAAACCTTCTCCATTATCTGTCGATGCTGTTGTAGATGTTGTTGTCGTTGATGTATCAGTCGTAGTATCTGTAGAGTCTGTAGTATCGGTAGCATCAGTGGTATCTGTCGTATCCGTGGTATCTGTAGTATCGGTTGTGTCCGTTGTAGTAGACGTTGTTGTGTCCGTTGATGCATCAGTAGTCTCCGATGTTGTAACACCATCCATACTGCCATCATTAAATAACTCTGGGACTTCTCCAACTCTTGATGGATCATTTGGCGCAGCATCTGCATTATCTCCTACACCATCATTGTCCGAATCAACCTGTTCGTTTGGATCATCAGGAAACGCATCGTTTCTATCTAAGACACCATCTTTATCCCTATCACCTACAAAGGGGTCTTGATCAAACAATGTTGGTACATTATTAGGATCATTTGGCAAATCATCACTATTATCACCTATCCCATCACCATCAGTATCTACCTGTTCAGATGGATCATTAGGAAATGCATCCTCTGTATCTATAACACCATCACCATCTGAATCAGTTAAAACATCAAAAGGATTGTTTGTATCAGTTAACTCCTCTACTAAATCACTTGTACCAGAACTATCATCATCGCCAAAATTAGTTTCTGCTGCTGTAATCTCACTTGAGTCAACTATTCCATCATTATTAGCATCTAAATCATCAAATCCTTGATCAAATACTCCATCAGGAAATGCTTGATCAAATGATTCTCTATCATACTCTGTGTCTGGTGGTAGTGGTGCTGGTGGTTTTTCAGGGTAATCCCCATAAAGGTCTTCTGCTGGTCTTCCTTGCAGCAAGTCTTCAAGGTGGTGGCCACCCATCTTCTCATACTCTTCAATATATATTTTTTTTAAAACTGGATCTGTTGTCTCTAGAGCAATTTGATATACTTGTCGTTGGAAAACACTATCATATAAATCATCATCCCACTCTGAATCAGAGTCCCATGGGTTTTCATATTCTTCTACTTGCCAATCATATTGCACACTAGCATTATCAGGTGCAGCATCCTGTGAATCTGGCACACCATCACCGTCACTATCTACAGTTTGACTTGTAGAGGGTGGTTCATAGTTACTATTGGGAACTGTTCTAGGGCCATTTGGCGTTTGTATTGTTACAGTTGGGTCTGTGGTATTAGGAGAACCATCTGCGTTTTCAGCCGGTATACCCGTTGTTGCTTGAGTGCCACCACCACCAGAATCATCTGGATTAATTGGCTCTGCCTCAAATGGAGGTGTAATATCAATTGGTAGTGGAATCTCTC